ATGCGTGATGATACTATAGTGAATAATCTAAAAGAAGCTTTAGATGATAGTGATGATGACGATGAAGAGGAAGATAATGAAGAAACATTAACCAAAGAAGAAGCGATGGAAATCATTCATCGCAGAAAGTCTAATAGGTTACATTAATGATTAACATTAAACGGAACACCGTCAGTATACAACAAGTCAAGAAGTTTGTCAACAACTATTTAAGGTAAATATGAGTGAGAAGAAACCAAAACATTATGTAAACAATGCCGATTTTCTAGAGGCTTTAACACAGTACAAAAATAATTGTGCTCAAGCAAAAAAGAATGGCAAAGAGGACCCACAAATTCCAAACTACATTGGAGAGTGTTTTCTGAAGATTGCGGAACACCTGTCTCGCAAACCTAATTTCTTTTCTTATTCTTTCCGAGAAGAAATGATATCAGACGGCATTGAAAACTGTTTAATGTACTTCCGTAACTTTGATGAAACTAAATCAAAGAACCCATTTGCATACTTTACTCAAATTATTTACTTTGCCTTTCTACGCCGTATTATGAAAGAAAAGAAACAACTCTATGTCAAGTACAAGGCAACAGAACAGTTTGGTATACTTGATGAGTTTGAAATGTATGAAGACTCTGACGGCAATATGAAACAGTTTGAATTGTATGAAAACATTTCCGAATTCATTCATAACTTTGAAGAAGGTAAAAGAAAGAAAAAAGAAGGCAAGACAAAAGGCCTAGAAAAGTTCATTGAAGAATTGCCTACAGAACCATTGACAAACAGTTGAGATTGTGATATCATATAAATTATGAAAATTTGTATTCTAGGCGATACGCATTTCGGTATGCGTGGTGACTCTTTGGAGTTTCACCGTTACTATAAAAAATTCTATGATGAAACATTTTTCCCGTATCTAATCGATAATAAGATTGATACGGTGTTTCAGCTTGGAGATTTGTTTGACCGCAGAAAGTTTATTAATTTCAATTCACTATATCTGTGCCGTAAATATTTCTTTAATAAACTCCGTGATAACAACATCACACTTCATACACTTCTAGGTAATCACGATGTTGCCTTTAAGAATACCCTTGAAGTAAATTCTACCTCTTTACTATTGCAAGAATATGAAAACATTAAAATCTATGATGAGTTTGATTCGGTATCATTTGATGGTGTGGGAATTGATATTGTACCTTGGCTTTGCTCTGAGAATCAAGAAGAAATCTTTACGCAAATAAAAAATAGTACATATCAAATCTGCTTCGGGCATTTTGAGATTGATGGGTTTGAAATGGATCGTGGCAATGTTTGTCATGGTGGTATTGACAAACAACCATTAAACAAGTATGATATCGTATTGACAGGACATTTTCATCACAAATCAAATGACGGACATATCTACTATGTTGGCACACCAGGTGAGATGACTTGGGCTGATTACAATGATGCAAGAGGATTTCATATCTTTGATACGAATACCCGTGAACTTGAATTCATACAGAACCCCTATAAAATGTTTCATAAGTTGTCTTATGATGATGGTGAACAAGATTTTGTGTTTTGGAAGTCATACGATTTCACTCCGTTGAAAGATTCATATGTGAAGGTGATTGTTGTTAACAAACAGAATCCATACCTATTCGATAATGTTATTGATACTCTTTATAAATCAGGCGTATCAGACATATCAATTGTTGAAGACTTTACTGATACAGTAATTGAGAATGACCAAGAACTGATTGACCAAGCCGAAGATACAATGACAATATTGTCCAAGTATATTGATAATTTAACCTTGAATGTTGAGAGTGAAAAACTAAAAACTCTAATGAGAGAACTCTACATTGAGGCATTGAATACAGAAACTACTGAATGATAACCTTTCGTTATGTGCGTTGGAAGAATCTACTTTCAACTGGTAATTACTTTACAGAAATAAAACTAAACAATAACACTAACACACTTGTTGTTGGTGAGAATGGCTCTGGCAAATCAACAATGCTAGATGCCTTGTGTTTTGGTTTGTTCGGCAAAGCCTTTCGTAATGTCAACAAACCAAATCTATTAAATTCAATCAATGGAAAAGATTGTGTCGTTGAAGTTGAGTTTGATAACAATAACAAATCATACAAAATTATTCGTGGTATTAAACCTAATGTCTTTGAAATTTATTGTGATGGTGAATTATTAAATCAAGATGCAGCTGCAAGAGACTATCAAGAATACCTTGAGAAGTTTATTATCAAATTAAATTACAAATCATTTACACAAATTGTAATTCTTGGTTCTGCATCATTTGTTCCTTTCATGCAATTGTCGGCATCAGACCGAAGAGCAATCATTGAAGACTTGTTAGACATTCAAATCTTTTCGGCTATGAATGGTTTGTTAAAAGATAGATTAACAAACAATAAAGATTTGATGACTCAAAGTAAAAATGAAATTGAGTTAACACAACAACGATATGATTTACAAGATAAACATATCAAAGGTCTGAAACAAAACAACGAAGAAAAGGTGAATGAATATGTTAGTGAAATACAACTCAATAAAAATACCATACAAACCTTACATGATGAGATTGCTAACCTCTCCATACAAGTCAGCACACATCAAGACATGGTGGCAGAAAAAACTTTGGTTGAGGATAAGGTCAAGAAGATTACAAAGCTTGAATCACAGATTGAAAGTAATCTATCCAAATTTCGAAAAGATATCAGTTTTTTTGAACACAATGATAATTGTCCAACGTGTAGGCAAACCATTGCCTTGGAGTTTAAAGAAACAGAGTTACAAACATTGCAGACCAAGTCCACAGAATGTGAACATGGATTAACACAATTAGAAGTTAAGTTACTAACAGAGCAAACTAAACTGAATGAAATAACCGAAATACAGAAAAGAATTCAGTCCTTGCAAATTGATATTGCAACCAAAAACACTTCTATTACTGAAACAAGTAAATACATTACCAAATTAGAAAAACAAATAGAAGAATTAAAAACAAACAAGGCATCTACAGAACAAGAAGAACAAGAACTTGAACTTCTTAAAACTACACTTTCTGAATCAAAGAGCAGTTTAAAAAATCTAATTGATGAGAAGACATATTATGAAGTTGCTTCTGGTCTGTTAAAAGATACAGGTATTAAAACAAAGATTATCAAACAGTATTTACCTATCATTAACAAGTTAGTCAACAAGTACCTTGCATCATTAGATTTCTTTGTGAACTTCAACCTTGATGAATCATTCAAAGAAACAATCAAGTCAAGGCATCGTGATGATTTCACTTACAACAATTTTAGTGAAGGTGAGAAGCAACGAATTGATATGGCACTAATGTTAACTTGGCGTGCCGTTGCTAAGTTAAAGAATTCATCTAACACCAATCTATTGATACTTGATGAAGTGTTTGATTCGAGCCTAGATACTAATGGCACAGAAGAACTAATGAAAATTCTTCATATGCTTGAAGGAGTAAATTTATTTGTTATCTCTCACAAAGGAGATATTCTACAAGATAAGTTTGCCAATGTAGTTCGTTTTGAGAAAGTAAATAACTTTAGTAGGATAATGAAATGAGTGATATATTAAAAATTGATACCGCAGTTGCAGCAGGTATAAAAAAAGTTGATGATAAGATTGAACCTTTACAGGTACATGATGATACATTTCATATGTTATCTGTTCCTATTCCAGAATTTCTTGGAGTCTTGCCTAATCCAAGTATGACAAAACTGGTGAGAAGATTAAAGATGACTATGAAACTTTATAGTGGACTAGGCCTTGCCGCAAACCAATGTGCAGTAAAAGAAAGAGTGTTTGTTATTGGCACCGACCAATTTCAAATGGCATGTATTAATCCAAAAGTACTTGAGTCATCAGAAGAAATTGTAAAAGATACAGAAGGTTGTCTTTCGTTTCCTGCTTTCTTTTTGAGTATACCTAGACCAAAATGGATTGAAGTTGAATTCACAGATGAAAATGGTCAAAGAAAACAAACAAGATTAGATGGTCTTACCGCAAGATGTTTTCTACATGAGTTGGAACATTTGAATGGTGTTAAATTCACTTCACATGTTGGTTCTGTTGCCATGTTA